TGCGATTGCAAAGGTAGCTAAGTCTACCAACTCTACAGATGGTGCAACCATATTTGTTACACATGCACCCTGTCTTGATTGTGCTAAATTAATTTACCAATCAGGTATAAACTCTGTGTACTACCGGCATTCATACCGAGATAATCTTGGTATTGAATTTTTAGAAAAATGCAACGTGGAACTTTGCCACATATAAGCTTGACTTGTGCTTGTTTCTGTTGTATAATAGACTCTTGTGTAAAATTAAAGGATGAATATGAATGTTCGTGACCTTGCCAGAAGACTGGTGAATGAATATAAATTGCCTCAGGCAGATCGGTACGATTTGTACCTTCGTGAATTCGACAATAAGGTCGAGGTTCTTGGTTGGATGAGAGATCCAAATTTAAACTTCCATGACTATGAAAGTCGTGAGATGTTGTTCCCAAAACGCTGGGTAACAATCGGTGTAATTGATGCGGAGGCCAGAGTCCGTGTCAATTAAGTTAATCACATTTAAAACCAACCATACTATTATGGCTGACATTGATTGTATTGATGAAGATACAATCACACTTACAAACTCTGTACAGGTCGTAATGCAACCTGGTGATAAAGGTGCAAACATGATGTTTGTTCCATTTCTACAATTCTGTACCGAATTTAGCACAGGTATCAAAATCAAAATGAGTGATGTTCTTTGCATTACATCACCTGTTGTTGAATTAGAAAATCAATACAGCAAACTTTTCGGTTCAGGCATCGAAATTGCCTCTACTATCCCAAAATTCTGATATAATGTATGAATGAATAATTATTACACAAATGTTGCCTCTCTTGGCAATACAATCTATTATCGTGGTATCAAGAATGGTAGGCGTGTTAAGTTAAAAGTAGCTTACACGCCTACTTTGTTTTTGCCTTCTAACAAACCAACTGATTTCAAAAATCTAGAAGGTGAATATCTCGAGCCGATGAAGTTTGAAAACATCCGTGAAGCTCGTGATTTCATTAAACGATATGAAGAAGTAAAGAACTTCAGAATCTATGGCAACAATAGTTTTGCCTATTCATTCATTGCAGATGAATTCAAAGGTATGATTGATTGGAAGATTGATGATCTTTCTATTGCAGTAATCGATATTGAAGTTGGTTCTGAGAATGGGTTTCCTGATCCATATCAAGCAACTGAACCAGTTACAGCCATTTGTGTAAAGTATATGAACGGCATGACCTATGTTTGGGGCTGTGGTGATTATAACAATGAACGTGATGATGTAACTTATATCAAATGCCGTGATGAGTATGACCTCTGTAAGAAGTTTCTAGACTTCTGGCATGAGAATGCACCAGATGTTATCTCTGGTTGGAATATTAAGTTCTTTGATATACCTTATCTCGTTAACAGATTTCAAAAACTATTTGATGAGAATGTATATAAGAAATTATCTCCATGGTCATTAATCAATAGTCGTAATGTTACTGTCAACAATAAAAACTTTGTTGCATATGATTTGATTGGCATCTCTGCACTAGATTATATTGAGTTGTATCGTTGGTATGCGCCAGGCGGCCGTTCACAAGAATCGTATCGCCTTGACAACATTGCAAACGTAGAGATTGGTGAAAGTAAATTATCGTATGATGAGTTTGATAGTTTACATGCCTTGTATCGATTAAACTTCCAAAAGTTTATTGACTATAACATCAAAGACGTTGAATTGATTTTTAAACTTGAGAACAAACTAAAACTCATTGAGTTGGGTTTGACTCTTGGCTATGATACGAAAACAAACTTTGAAGATATCTTTGCACAGACTCGTATGTGGGATGCTTTGATATACAACTATCTTTTGAGTAAGAACATTATTGTTCCACCTAAAGAAGAAAAGTTTAAAGGTGAAGCGTTTGAAGGTGCATTCGTAAAAGATCCACAAGTTGGTAAACACAACTGGATTGCCTCGTTTGACTTGAACAGTTTGTATCCGCACTTGATGATGCAATACAATATTTCACCAGAGACTCTTGTTGAACCATCCAACTACACCAGTGAAATGCGTAACATCATTTCATCTGGTGTTGATGTGAATAAGATGTTGAACCGAGATATAGATTTATCTGCATTGAAAGATGTAACTATAACTCCGAACGGACAATACTTCCGTACTGACATTCAAGGCTTCTTGCCTAAAATGTTGGAAGAAATGTATGAAGATCGCAAGAAGTTTAAGAAGTTAATGCTTCAGGCGAAAAAAGAGTATGAGATCGAAAATGATGAAGTGAAAAAACTTGAGATTTATAACAGAATTTCAAGATATGATAACTTGCAACTCGCAAAGAAAGTATCATTAAATTCCGCATACGGTGCTCTAGGCTCTAAGTACTTCAGATTCTATGATTTAAGAATGGCACTTGCAGTAACTCTTGCTGGGCAATTATCTATTCGTTGGATTGAAGGTGAATTGAATAGATATTTAAATAAGTTATTGAAGACTGAAAATGATTACGTTATCGCCGCTGATACAGATTCGATTTATCTCAACCTTGGTCCACTTGTTAGTAAAGTGTATTCTGGTGAGAAAGAGGTTAATCAAGTTATCTCCTTCATGGACAAAGTCTGTGAAGATAAAATACAACCGTTTATCGATGCTAGTTATCAGAACCTCGCTTCGTATGTTCATGCGTATGACCAAAAGATGCAAATGAAACGTGAGGCTCTTGCAGATAAAGGTATCTGGACTGCAAAGAAGCGTTACATTCTAAACATCTACAACAATGAAGGCGTTCAATATAAAGAACCTAAGATGAAAGTCATGGGTCTTGAAATGATTAAGTCATCTACACCTGCGGCTATCCGTGAGAAGATGCGTGAGTCAATTAAGATTATGATGCAAGGCACCGAAGAAGACATTCATGCCTTTATTGCTGACTTCAAAGAAACCTTCAAACAATTGCCTCCAGAAGACATATCATTTCCTCGTGGAATGAATGGATTGAAAGAGTATTCTGATTCTGTTTCTCTATATAAGAAGGGGACACCAATTCATGTCAAAGGCGCAATCTTGTATAACACAAGACTTAAAGCTCTTAAACTTGAAAAGAAATATCCTCTTATACAAGAAGGTGAAAAGATTAAATTCACCTATCTGAAGATGCCTAATCCAATTAAAGATACAGTCATCTCTTATCCATCAAGACTGCCGCAAGAGTTTGGTCTTCAAGATTTTATTGACTATGATGTACAATTCAGTAAGGCGTTTCTTGAACCAATTAAAGTTGTGTTAGATTGTATGGGTTGGTCTACAGAGAAAATTAATACGTTGGAGAGTTTCTTTGACTAATATTCGCATCATCAAAACCGGAATCAATGTGTCAAAGATTCTGGCACAACTAGAGAAATATTCTAGTGATTGGGAATCACAGAAACAAATGGAAGGTATCGGTTCTTTACTTGATAGAGGATACGATGATATTCCGGCTGGTGTATTACAGTTAGTTGTTGGTGCAGTTGCAAAGGCTGAAGATTTTGTTGGTGATTCTGAGTATTGTGTGGCAACACCTGCATATGATAAACATACCGAGATTGTTAGATTTCTAAGAAGAAACTTTAAAAATTTCAATCGATGTGGTTTCTTATCTCTGCCTGTTGGTGGTTCAGTAGGTAAACATATTGACACCGGAACATATTATCAAACTAAAGACAGGTATCATTTGTCAATACAAGGCCGATACAAGTATATGGTTGGTGATGAAGAAGTGATTGTAGAACCAGGAACGCTATTATGGTTCAACAATAAAATTATGCATGGTACTGAAAATATTGGTGATTGTACAAGAATTACCTTTGTCTTTGATGTTCCACATTCGAAATGGAATCCATGATTGCCATACTTGTTAGTATTAATAGTGTATAATGAAAGAATATATGGGAGAAAATATGAGTTTACTTGAAAAATTGAAAAAGAATTCAACAATCAAAGATAGTGCAATTCTATCTAAGTCGAAATTCTTTACAGAAAAAGATATGGTACCGACCTTTGTGCCTATGATTAACGTGGCATTGTCTGGTCGTTTAGATGGTGGTATTACTCCAGGTCTTACGATGTGGGCTGGTCCTTCTAAACACTTTAAGACTGCGTTTAGTTTGTTGATGGCTAAATCTTACATGGACAAATATCCAGAAGCAATTCTGTTGTTCTATGATTCAGAGTTTGGCACACCAGTAAAATACTTTGAGACATTTGGTATTGATATGGATCGTGTGTTACATACTCCGTTAACTAATATTGAACAGTTGAAGTTTGATATCATGCAACAGTTTGAGAATATTGAACGTGGTGATAAGTTGATGGTGATTCTAGATTCTATCGGTAATCTGGCATCAAAGAAAGAAGTTGAAGATGCACTTGAAGGCAAATCAGTTGCTGATATGAGTCGTGCAAAACAAGTTAAGAGTTTGTTCCGTATGGTAACACCACACTTAACTATCAAAGACATTCCAATGATTGTTGTTAATCACACATACAAAGAGATCGGAATGTTCCCTAAAGATATCGTTGGTGGTGGTACAGGTTCTTACTACTCTGCTGACAACATCTATATTCTTGGTCGCCAACAAGATAAAGATGGTACTGAAATTGTTGGCTATCATTTTATTATTAATGTAGAAAAATCACGTTATGTTAAAGAAAAATCTAAAATCCCTATCTCTGTATCTTTTGACGGTGGTATCAGTCGTTACTCTGGTATTCTTGACCTTGCTATTGAATCCGGACATGTGGTTAAACCAACCAATGGGTGGTATGCAAAGGTAGACCAAGAGACAGGTGAAGTTGGTGAAAAGAAACGTATTGCAGATACAGCAAACGCTGAGTTCATGGAACCGATTTTAAAAGACCCTAAGTTTAAAGAATTCATTAAACACAAGTATGAGATTGCATATGGAAGCATTATGGGAGAAGATCCAATTCTGGAAGAAGAAGCCGATGAAGCTTGAAGAAGATAAACATTTTAAGTTTGTTGACTTCAAAGATAGCGATATCACCGGCATAGGAATCCTTGTCGGTGATTATAAGGGTGTTCTTTATCATTACACAGGTGCTAGAGTAAATCAGCAATCAGGTATGCCTAAACTTGAGTTTGGGTATACCATTGTTCATGCCGGAGAACATGACATGGACAGCTTGCAAAGTGATGATAAATTTCATACAATGATGGGTGACATACTCACAGAATTAATTATTAATAACCGATATAATGAACAGATTAGAACAAACGATTCTGAAGAATTTGATTTATAATGAAGTATACACTAGAAAAGTATTGCCATTCATTAAACCAGATTATTTCTCTGACAACACCGAACGGATTGTTTTCAAAGAAATATTTGATTTTGTAAATAAATATAAAAACCTTCCAACACATGAATCTCTCGTAATTAATTTTACAGAGAGTAAATCTCTAACTGAACCACAAGTAAGAGAGTCTATTGAACTACTAAAAGAAATTCATTCTAGTAAGGATGAAAAGTCTGAAGGTCAATGGCTAATCGAACAAACTGAAAAGTTTTGTCAAGATAAGGCAATCTATAATGCAATTATGGAATCTGTCGGCATTCTTGATGACGATGGTAAAAGAAGTAAAGGTGAAATCCCACAACTTCTATCTGATGCTCTTGGCGTTACATTCGATAACAATATTGGGCATGATTACATCAATGATTCTGATTCTCGGTATGATTCATATCAC